AATATCTTATTACTGAAGGTGCAAACGGAAATATCTTAACTGAAGATTTAAGTAGTATTAAATTTGAATTCGTTGATACAGGATTTAGTTTACTTGGAGAAGAGATTGAATTAAATGAATATATTGAAATAACATCCTCAAATGCTCCATTCTTTGGTGCAAATTCAGAAGACTCTAAATTAACTCGATTACTTGCGCCTAGACAATCTAAAAGTTTTGCTCTTGTAAATACTGATCACTATGAAAACGTATTACGTAAATTAAAATTATTTTCAATTATTAATGTTTCGCTAGATGAAACAGATAATAGAATGTTGAATTTATTTGTGATTCCAGATATTAGAAAAACATTTAGTGTTGCACAAGAATACTTTAGTGCAAATATTAATAGGTTTATATTAGATACTTATCAAAAGAATCAACTTCTACAATATATTGAGAAATGTGGAACTAAGCTTATTTCAACGGAAATTCAAATAATTGATCCAATTCCTAGTTTATATGTAATCAATACATCAATTATTGTTTTTGATGATGTTTCAACAGATATTATTAAAAGAGATATTTTAAATTCAATCGGAGACTATTTTATACAGAATACTAGGTTAACGAGATTGCCTAAAAGTGATTTAATTAAGATTATTGAAGAGATAAATGGAGTAGATTCAGTTTCAATAAATATTATTTCTCAGAAAAATGAAGTTTCTAAGATTAAAAATCCATCGGCTGTTGATATTGGACTCGATGAATTTAATGATATTATCGTTAGTTTACATGAACTTCCAATAGTTAGAGGAGGTTTTACTGATCGTTATGGAAATATTTACTCTACTGGAATTACACCAGATTCATTAGGGCCAGTAAATATTCAAATTAAATCAATTGTACCTAGACCTAAAAAAGTAAATTAATATGGTAAAAGACAGCATATATCGCCCTATTTATGAAAGACACGAAAAACGTATTAATACGGGATTTAATTATAAGGGACAAATATTAAAGAGAACATTATCATCACAAATGTTCGGAGCACACCCTCTACTTGATTACTTATTAGATCAGGTTGAGAAAATAGTATATGAATGGGTAGAATCAGTAAAACAAATTAAAATCTCAGCTAATCCTGCACTAGATAAGTACGAAAATAAAATTAGATAATATGGCTGGAAATAAAGCGGGAATGAGTCGTGAAAATCGTGCTCACCTAAGAGACGAGATTCAATCACTACTTAGTTCAGTTGGTACTGAATCGCATAATGATATGGTAGTCGATAACGAAATTTCAGAAAAAACTCGACCTGAAAGTCCATATGATTTTGAGGAAATGAGTAATCAGTTTACAATAAAGGCTAGAGAAATAACAGATTCCCTATTTAAGAATTTCGTAGACGCTGGAATATTTGAAAAGAATGATTACGCTAGACATAAAAAAGAATTGGATACTATTAATATATCGAATTTATTTTTTCAATTAAAAACAATTAAGATTACTATTATTAAAGTAATGGAGGAGATAACTTCTGGAAATACTCATCCTAGGCTGATTGAAGTAATGGGTCAGCTCCAAGATAAGATGGCTTCTATTACAAAGATGCAGGCAAACTATGTTATATTTCTTGAGGATACATATAGACAATTAAATTCAGCCCCTCCAGCAAACCCAGATTCACAGATAATAGATTCTAGTTCAAATGAAGGACAGTTCTTTATTACGGTTGGGACAAAGAATGTAATGAAGAGTTTACCAGCTGAAGAAACTGATTTAAGTAAACATCGACCAGGTGCACTAGTTGACCCAAGTAATAAATCAGAATTGATGAGATCTAAAAATATACACCTTTCCTCAGATGATGAAGGCGATGATTTTATTGATCTAACTGAAATAATTTAATTACATGAAAGATATTATGGCTAATCGAGGGGCATTTACGCCACGCAAGATTTCAGGTCTTTCTGGAGGAGATGATGATATTAATTCGTCGATGTGGACAACTCTTCGAATCAATAAATTATTGGACGAAGTTGATAATGGAATGGATATAAAAGGTCTACATAATTCTCCATTTAAAGATAATGACATTAATTTAAAAAGGGCAAATATGCCTTTTGAATATACACCAGAAGAGTGGAATGAACTTAAGAAGTGTAAACATGACTTATTATATTTTGCTTGGAATTACTGTATGATCCAGACAGAGGATGGTGTACAGCTAGTAAAGGATGCTGGAGGACTTCGTGATTTTCAGGAAGAGATACTACTTTCATTTAAAGCAAACAAATATAACATCTTAATGGCAAGTCGACAAACTGGTAAATCAGTAACATCGGCAATCTACATATTATGGTTTCTTCTATTTAATTCTGAAAAAACTGCTCTTATAGTTGCAGATAACTTTACAACTACTCGAGAATTAATCGATAAATTTAAAATTGGCTTAGACAATTTGCCATTTTTTATGAAGCCCGGAATAAAACATATTAACAGTGGAAATATTAAATTCGATAACGACTCACGTATTGTTGCTAGAACAACTACTAAGAAATCAGGTATTGGTCTCTCAGTCAACTTATTATATATGGATGAGTTTGCGCATATCAATGAGGCAAACTTAAATGATTTTTATAAAGCGATCCTTCCTACAATTACAGCCGATCCAAATGCAAAGGTAATTATTACGTCTACTCCAAATGGTAAGAATAAATTCTATGATATTTGGTCAGATGCAATTGCTGGATTAAGTGATTATGTTCCATTAAGAGTAGATTGGTGGCAAGTTGGAGGTAGAGATGAAGCTTGGAAGCAGGCTGTTATTGCCAATTTAGGATCAGTTGAAGATTTTAATCAGGAATATGGTCTTCAGTTCTTTTCATCAGATCAACTATTATTAAATTCGACTGAATTAAAGAGACTATATAATATTAAATCAAATTATGTAAGTCCTAATTTTGCATTAGAAGAGGATTGGCAGTTCTTAAATGAATATCTTTCATTTCATCCTAATTATGCAAAGCGATCAATAACTGACTTTAAGAGTGATCCTGCATATTATGTATTTTCAGTAGACACAGCAGATGGGGTAGGAGGAGATTATTCAATCCTAAATATTTATAAACTAGTTGCGTTACCAGTAAAGGAACTTCTTAAAAAGAAAGAGGCTGTTCGATCAGAATTAGATGCTATTTCAATTGTTCAAATTGGGCACTTTAGATCAAATGAAACTGATATTAATCAATTTGCTGCAGCAGTAGAATATGTTACGTATAAAATATTTAATCCTGACCAAGTTAGGATCGTTCTTGAGTGGAACCATAAAGGTGAGCTTATTCATAATAGATTAGTTGATAATCCAGAATTTTGGACATCACAATTAGTCCATACGAAACATACTGAAATGGCAGTTAATGTAAAACCTGGACTAAGACTCGGGCCAACTAATAAAGTAAGATATTGCGAGAAGTTTAAATATTTAATCTCAATTAATAAGATAATTCCTACTGATTACTTAACTACTATGGAATTAATGTCATTTGGTAAATCTAAAGGTGGCACATATCGAGGACAGAATGGGAATGATGACCTTGCTATGACTTGTGTAAATCTTTCACCTTTCTTTGAATCATCTCAATATTGGGATCTAGCTACATCAACATATGAATCAACTACTCCAGAATATCGAAAAGAAATTGAAGAAAAGATATTTAGTTTTTTTAGATCCGGTAATGCAAAACCGTTATATGATTATGATGCATTGCGAGGAATGAATGCTTCATCCAATGGAGCAGAAGACGATCGATCAGTCAGACGTCATGTATTTGATATTGAATCATTGGAAAAAATGAATGCAATGAAAAATAAATTTTTTAAAAGTTAAATTTTTTTTAGTATCATAATATAAAAATATTGCGTAATTCTAAAATTATGAAAACTCTTAAATTTCAAGGCGAAATTGGACTCGATGATGTATTCAACCGCCATAAGATAGAGATATATGATAATCTCTTGAAATCAATTAAGGAACACTATTTAGATCTAGATAACAATGAGGTGACTATTGTTAAAATCTCGATTAATTCGACGGATTATACAATTAACTTGTCTAGAGAAAAGTTTGTGAGTGGATTAGAAGGAGCAATTTCTTTTTATGAATCTTGTGAAGAGTATGAAAAGTGTGCAGAGTGCTTAAAAATAATAAAAGTACTCAATAAAAAAAATAGTATTAATGTATAACTTATGGGATATGAATCAACTAACATCAAAATTAACGAGAGAATTCAAGAAATATCTGAACGCCTTCTACGTAAAGAAAGTACTACTCGTGAAACTAATGAATTAGCTTCATTAATTTATCCAAAATTGAAATATTATATTTGGAAATTTTGTAAAAATGAATTTGATACAGAAGAAGCTCTGCAGTTTACATTAAAAAAGATTTTTAAGAATATTGCTCAATTTGATTTTGAAAAAGGTAGATTTACCACGTGGATCTATACTATTGCTAGAAATGAAACTCTTTTTTATCTACATCAATTAAAAAAGAATTCACATTATGATATTGAGACAGTATTTGCAAAAGTAGATAAGCCAGGAGATTTGGTAGAATCTGATACGTTTGGAGATATTGATATGTTATATCAAACTACTATAGATGAGATATTTTTAATAGAAGACGAATTATTAAAAAATATCGCAATTGATAAAATGATAAACCATAAAAAAGTTAGACAGATTGCTCTGGATTATGAAATAAATGAGAATACTGTTAAAACAAAATTAAGAAAAATTAGATTAGATATTAGAGTGTCTATACTAAAGAAGAATCCTCAATTTGAAGAAAAAATAAAATTTATATTATTATGATACTTGATTATATTGAACCGACTAGGATATACAAGAGACTTGCTAAGCATGTTGAAGAATTAACGAAGTATTCAAAATTTAAAAAAATTATCGCTGAACTAAATTCTCAAGGGAAGCTTGATGAAATAGGATTAAAAGTTGATTCGAATTCAAATATGTATATAGGAATTGATTTAAATCCTGAATTATTATTATATTCGGAAACTTCACAAGAATCAGTAGAACTTAAATTAGTTGCTGAAAAAATGAATCGGTATAATGATTTCCTAACAAAAGAGGGAATACTTGATGCTATTAAAGTTGATTATGAAAGAATTCAAACAGATGCATTCTATGGATATATTCTTCAGATAGGATTTAAGTTTAACGAATATCGTCGATCGGATCTTATATACGGATCAGTTTATTTTTCAGCATTATTTATTGCACTAGCTTTAAGTATATTAGTAATCTTATAATAAATAATAAAAAATATTATTCATGAAAAAATTTAATGACTTTCTTGATAAACATTATAGAAAATTACTTGTATTTTTAGTAATAGTGATTTTCTTTAATACTTGCGGGAATCCTACTAAATCAGTTAATAAAAGACTTGATTCAGTATCAAATAAAATAGATTCACTAGAATTAATTACAGTAACTAGAACAGATCTAAAAATAGAAGGCTTAAAATCTGAAAAAAGGATGATTCAATCAACTGATCGTAAATTATTTGATATGAATCGCCAATCTGAAATAGATAAAGAGATTTCAGAGTTAGAAAAATAATAATTTTTAAATGTTAAATTGGATAAATCGAAATAAAGAATCATTAATTAGAATAGCTTTTTTAATCCCAATATTATCAGTTGCAGCAATATCAATTTCTCACGTAGTTAGATGGTATGACTTAGCTAATCCTATAAGCTGGGCAGTATATCTTTCAATTGCAATAGAAGTTGCAGCAATGTCTGCTATTGCGGCATCATCAGTAAAAGTAAAAGGCTTTTCAGTATGGTTTGTTTTTATTATAGTAACACTTATTCAATTTATTGGAAATATTTATTTTAGTTATACTGAAATTGATATTAATTCAAGCGGATTTAAAGATTGGGCAGAATTAACGTTTCCATTATTTGATTCATTTAGTGATACTACTGATTTACTAGCTCAACGTAGATTACTAGCATTATTGGAAGGTGGATTACTTCCACTTATTTCATTAACATGTTTACACTTTTTTATTAAGTATGGTGATATTGATAATGAAGTACCTACTCAAGTAGTAGATGAACCGTTGCCTACTAAAGAAAAGATTGTTTCAAATAAGGTTTGGGAAAAAGTTAAAGATTTACGAGAAGATGGGAAACTTCCTGAAATATCAGAAGAAGATAAATTAGGTGAGCCATCTGCTCTTGCATTTACTCAATATGAAGAACCATCAATTGATGACAATGTTATTTTTATTGATTATCCTGAAGAAAATGATATTATTCCTGAAAAAATTCGCATTAAACCTGGAGTTTTACCAGATAGACCATTCAATAAACTGAGAGGTTCGTAAATAAATAATAAAAAGTTTTACGAATGTCTATTAATTTAAACGCAGTATGTGATTGTTGTGGAGGATCTGAAAATCAGCCCATTCTTCAAGTATTCGACAATAAAACCTTTGGTATAACTGATGGTAAAGAAATTACCGAAGAGTTTAGTCTAAAGGATTTTGCATTCCCGACCGACGGATATTCATGTGTTGGAGTTAATCTAGATTTAACTGGAGGAGCACAAGAACTTTTTAATAATAACTTACCTATTCCACTGGCTACCCTAGTAAGTGGCAAAGCATATGCGAGAGGAATACTTCTTAAGATAACTTATCCAACTAACGATTCAAATTCAGAAGAAATATTAATTGCTGATAAGAATGTTAAATTAACAATTGAGACGTATGATGGTATATCAACTGATTATCCATTATATAACTTCTTTTCAATATTTACTAATCCTAAATCAAATGATCCATCTCAATTAATAAATAAGATAGAAGTTACTAATACTCATGCTAGCTATCAAGTTAGAATAACTGCATTAGTTTTACTAGGAACCGCTTTATAAAAAATTAAATAGAATGTCAAATTACGCAACTGAAATAATTGTATTGGAAGCAGGCAATGTATACACACCTACCTTCATTAGAACAGATCGTCGAAGAGCAGCAAATGAACCTACTTCACTAGGTAAGATTCAAATCGGCGATACTCAACAATATGGTAATACTCTAGGCCCGATCTTTAAAGTGGAATTTGCAGACTTGACTTCTGCTAACACTGCAACTCATATAAAGGTTTGGGGATTATCAAATGATGATACAAATGCTCCACTATATCCAATAGTATATTTACTTTCAACTAGAACAATAATTGATGTTTATTTAAAGAAATTTATTTTTTGTGATTCTCTAGGAAATGAAGTAGATGAGTCTGGAAATTATTCTATTTTTGGATATAAAAGAAACTCAATGCCAATCTCTTACTAATGATAAAGATCGATAGACTTAATGAATGGAGTGCAATGAGTGCAATGACTAGTGGTAATTTTGCCAAAGGTCTTCCTTTTTATGGAACCAAGGGTGATTTTAACTTTACTGCTGGAAAGAGTCAATTTACTCCAGGTATTTCAGTAAAACAAGTTCCTCTTACTGATATGTCAGTAAATGGAGATCCTGGATATACATCATTTGATTTAGCCGTAAGTAAGCTTAAATTTTATTTTAAACCTGGTGATAGAGTTAGAGGAACTATTGTAAATTCACAAGTTAATTCTGAAAATGGTAAAGTAATAATTGGTAAACTTGATAAAATTGTTCCAAATTATTCAAATAGTAGTATTAGAGCTTGGGTAAAAAATCCATCGACTTTAGAATCAACTGAGATTTATGTAGATACAATAGAAAGAATTTATGAAACTTCTTCTATTAAAGCATTATGTTTTTCTCAATTTATTGATTCATAAAAAAATAAATTAATTATGTTAAGTTATGATCAACGCAGTATTGCACCTACTGGGTATTATTTAAATATTTTAACTGATCCTAGAACTGGATTACAATTATACGGATTCCTGTTAAATAGCCTAGCTGGAATTGAATTTTCTGAATTATACGTAGATGGAATAGATGTAATGACTGCATGGAATCTTACAGGTAAGACTATTTATCGTGATATGTTTTGCCCACCAAATAAAAATTTTACAGCATACACACTAGTTAGTGGAGAAGTTTTTGAATTATCTGAATAAATAAGATTATAAAATAATCTAATTTATTATGCCATATGGGTATTCTGTAACTGACCGATTCCCTTTAGGTGGACCAGGCGGATCTGGTACATCAGGAACAAGTGGAGAATCTGGTGGATATCTAAATATCACACAATTATTGGATAATGTTCCTGCAACATCTAGAGCAGGTTCCACAATAGTTACTGAGTGGACTACTCAGTATACTTCTTTTACTGGAAGTACATTATTAATTAATCTTAGTTTTTCTGCATTTGCAACAACGATTGGATTAAAACAATTTGATCTTTTAATTGATGGATCAACTATTGCATCAACTACATATTTCTTTAATTCTACTGGAAATCATTTAACTATACCATGTATATTTAATGTTGAGAACATTTTATCTGGTTTACACACACTTGAAATTAGAATACCTCTAGACGTCACAGTAGATGTAAATGACTATGCTCATTTATCTATACTTGAATCTATGCAAGAAGGTATCAGCGGGACCTCAGGTACTTCAGGATCATCAGGTTCTAGTGGTTCTAGTGGTTCAAGTGGTACTTCAGGTATTGATGGTACTTCAGGTACTAGTGGAATAGATGGTACATCTGGTACTTCAGGTATTGATGGTACTTCAGGTACTAGTGGAATAGATGGTACATCTGGTACTAGTGGCACTGACGGTATATCTGGTAGTTCAGGTTCTAGTGGCTCTTCTGGTAGTTCAGGTTCAAGCGGTACTTCAGGTATCAATGGTTCTTCTGGAACAAGCGGAATAGATGGAACAAGCGGAATAGGTGGAACATCTGGTACAAGCGGAATAGATGGAACATCTGGTACAAGTGGAATAGATGGAACATCTGGTACAAGTGGAATAGACGGTACTTCAGGAACAAGTGGTACATCTGGTTCTAGTGGAACAAGCGGAACGTCCGGTACATCCGGTACAAGTGGAATAGATGGTACCTCAGGTACTTCAGGTATCGACGGTACTAGTGGTTCTTCAGGAACAAGTGGAACTTCTGGTATAGACGGTACATCTGGTACTAGTGGAGAATCTGGAACAAGTGGTATCTCAGGAACAAGCGGTACTTCTGGAATAGACGGAACATCTGGAACAAGTGGAATAGACGGAACATCTGGTACTTCAGGTACGAGCGGAACAAGTGGTATTGATGGAACTTCTGGTACAAGTGGTATTGACGGTACATCTGGTACTAGTGGAATAGACGGTACTAATGGTTCTAGTGGCTCTTCTGGTAGTTCAGGTTCAAGCGGTACTTCAGGTAGTTCAGGTTCAAGTGGTACTTCAGGTATTGATGGTACATCTGGTACTAGCGGTATTGATGGAACAAGTGGTACATCAGGTATTGATGGTACTAGCGGTTCTTCGGGAACTAGTGGTACTTCTGGTATTGATGGAACATCAGGTACTAGTGGGATAGACGGTACTAGTGGTTCTTCCGGAACAAGCGGTACATCGGGTATTGATGGTACATCTGGTACTAGCGGAGAATCAGGAACATCTGGTACTAGCGGAGAATCAGGAACAAGTGGTACTAGTGGTATCGACGGTACTTCAGGTACAAGTGGAATAGATGGTACTAGTGGTTCTTCAGGAACAAGTGGTACTTCGGGTATTGATGGTACTAGCGGTTCTTCTGGAACAAGTGGTACTTCTGGAATAGACGGAACATCTGGTACTTCAGGTACTAGCGGAACAAGTGGTATTGATGGAACTTCAGGTACTAGCGGAGAATCAGGAACATCTGGTACTAGTGGTATTGATGGAACTAGTGGTTCAAGCGGTACTTCAGGAGAATCTGGTAGTTCCGGAACAAGTGGAACTTCGGGAATAGACGGTACCTCAGGTACTAGTGGAGAATCTGGAACAAGCGGTACTAGCGGTACTGATGGAACATCTGGTAGCTCAGGAACAAGCGGTAGTTCAGGTACTAGTGGATCTTCTGGAACTAGTGGTATTAATGGAATATCTGCAGGTCAAGTTTATTACTTTAATCAATCTGTTTCTACTGGAATCAATAGTTATAAAGATTTAAATATAACTCCTTTATCTACAACTCAACAAATTGTAACAACTTCATTACCTGGAAATACAAATAATG